GGAAGATCTTGCGTTACCATTCTTAAAAATTTTGGGTCAACTATCTCCAGAGGTAAACAAAAGAGATGGTAAATATGTCGAGGGTGCAGAACCTGGCAAAATAATAAATACTGTAACTAATGAACTGTATGACACTATACAAGTTGTACCGGCTCATTACAAAAGACAATACATAGAATGGCAAGACAGAGGTACCAGCACAGGCGCACCTGTTGCGATTCACGATGCAAATAGTGATATTGTAAGTCAGACGACTAGAGGTAAAGATTATAAAGACAGATTACCAAATGGTAATTATCTTGATAATACAGCTAGTCATTTTGTATTGACTCTTGGAGATAACCCACAAACAGCTTTGATTTCTATGAAATCTACTCAACTTAAAGTTAGTAGAAAGTGGAACTCAATGATGATGGGTATCAAGATGCAAGGTAAAAATGGTTTATTCACGCCGCCTACTTATAGCCACATTTATAAACTATCAACTGTTCAGATGTCTAATGACAAAGGAACATGGTTTGGTTGGGATGTAGCTAAAGTTGGTCCTGTAAAAGACAAAGCTATATATGATATGGCCAAATCATTTGCAGAATCAGTAGGTAAAGGTGAGATTGAAGCAAAACCTGAAGCTCAGGAACAAACTAAAAAATCTTTAAATTTATAGTATCCTAGGTAGTGGGCGTCTAAGCGAGAGTGGATACGCCCACTTTTAATTTATGAATGATAAAGTAATAAAAGCTCCTGTAACTTATGAGGATTGGATAGATCTGGGACGGGTGATCATACCCTGCGATACAAAGCAGAGTGTGGTCGAGAAATGGTCCGACCCGGATTTTAAGATTACGAAAGAAGAATGGAGAATAGAACACGCAACAAAACAGATAGGACTAAGACTCGATCAATACATAGACTTTGATATTGATAACGATGTTGTTAAAAGATTTACAGCTGACCACATAAAATCTTGTGGCGCAATATTTGGTAGAAAAAATAATCCATCAAGTCATTATCTTTGGTCTGGTACATCAGACTATAAAAAATTTGCACTACCAAAAGAATTAGAAAATTATTATAAAAATTATCCACATGGTGCAACACTTTGTGAAATAAGACATGGCGCAAACAAATATACATTAGTTCCAGAAACAAAATATCATACAACAAACGAGATTGTAAAATGGGTTAAGTATGATGGTATCGATGAGTACCCAGGTAACATAAAAGTTGATCTAGGTAAGATAGCTTTATCCGCTGCGTTGTGTATTACATATGCAGGTTCTGGACAGAGAGACGATTACTGCACAGCGATGGCAGGTGTATTGTTAAAACATACAGAATGGAATGTAGATGACATAGATGATTTTGTTTATAAGATTGCTGTAGCAGCAAAAGATGAAGAGTGTGAAAAAAGAAAGAAAAAAGGCACTACACATAAAAAGGCAAATAGAAAATTTGGTATGCCAAAACTTGCAGAGATTATTGGGTGCTCTACAAAAACAATTGCAACATTATTTAGTTGGATAGGTGTACAAGAAGCAACAAGTGAAGAAGCAAAACAATCTATCGGACAGATAATAGAATATGGTAGTGACAGATATTTTGTAAAAATAAATGCAGTTGTACAAGGGGAGGCTGTAGAAAAAACAATTACAGTAGATGGTCCTACACTTAGAAACAAAAAATTATTTTATGATGCTGTAATTAGTAAAGCATCTGTTTGGATTCCAGAAATGAAACCTACAGACTTTGAAGAAATTATGCGTAGAAAGTATGAGGCAAGAGAAAAATCAGATCAATATGTTGAAGAGGCAGAAGAAGATTTAAGATTTGTAAAATATTTTAAAAATTATATTTCAGAACAAAAAGCATATACAAATAAAAAAGAATTGGCACACTTTGGTTTACCTTATTATAATCAAAGCAATAACATTTTAGAATTTAATTTAGATAAGTTTGAAGACTATTTACATAGACAAAAAATAAATTTATCCAGGGTGGATTTAGTTATTAAATGTCAAAATATTTTAAAAGCAAAAAAGAATCACGGTAAGTTTGAAAACAAATCTTGTGTATCATGGCGTATTTATAATCAGAAACTTGAAGTAGAAGATTTAATCATAGAAGGCAATTACGAGGAGATAACAGATGACAGAGCCTAAGTTTATATCGGGACCACCAGGAACAGGTAAGACCTCTACTTTTATAACACAAAAATATATAGAGTTATTGAAACAATATACATATGATAAAATAATAATATTATCCCACACCAACGTTGCAGCTGATGAAATAAGAGACGAGATATTAAAATTACCAGAAGTAAAAGAAAAAGGATTAACTAAGAAAACTTTTAAATACAGAATATGTACAATACACAGATATTGTAAAAGTAAATTGGTAGGTCGAAAAGAAAAGTTTAGTTATCAAGATCACAAGAACATGTGCATGATAGAATCTTTATTTAAATTACAACCAGTTAAGGAATCTGATTTTGATAACGATAAACATAATTTTTATAAATATTTACAAGATGCGTTTGGTGCAGGTAAAACTTTAAAAGAGTATTGGAAAGAGTGTGATAAAAGTTCTTACAAGCCTTACAGTCTTAATTCGATAGAAGAGATGTTAGTTCACTATAAAAAATATAAACATGACAACCATGTCTGTGACTACGATGACATGATAAGAGACTTTATAGATAAGGCTGTAGAACCAGATATAGATGCTTTGATAGTTGATGAGGCACAAGATAGTAACGTGCCACAAAGAAAAGCATTAGAGAAGATGGCAACCAAAGCAAAAGAATATTATTTAGTCGGTGATGCAGATCAAACTATATTTGAATTTGCAGGAGCAGATGCGGATTACTATCATAAGTTATCAAGAAATGCAGAACAATTGGAACAAGGGCATAGGTGTGGAAAAACTATCAATGCTTTATGTAAGAGAATCATAAGACCGATATGGGAACACTATGGTTATGAACGTACCTGGAAGTCTACAGATTTTGTTGGCAATCATTATAGTTTACCTAATTTAGAAAATATGTGTAGTCATATGGAGATATTACTAGATAAAATAAGAAATACTAATGAAACTTTTTTATTTACTTACAGACAAACGCCATCTGATTCATGGATTAAAAAATTTTTAAGAGATAATGGTATAGAGTTTGCACACGTAGGAAACACGGCCCACGTACCAAAAAAAGAATTAAGATGTCATAAACTATGGCCAGATTTTTGTAAGGGTACACCCATGCCATTGAAACAGATAAAAGATTTTTGGCAATACATGGGTAGTAAAGTTATTGTACGGGGAAAGGGTGAAGAAACTTTTGAAGATTGGGTAGACAAAGAATACACAATAGACCATCTAATAAATAAAAAATTTCTAAAAGAAACAGCACCGCAAGAAAGAGATTTTTGTCTAATAAGAATACAAAGGGGTAAAAAAGAAGATTACGAAAAAAGATTATTGTATATCAAAAAAATATTACAAAAAGGTTTTGATTTAGAAGGAGATGTTAGAGTCGAGTATGCAAATATTCATACAGTAAAAGGTTTAACGTTTGACAATGTTATAGTTGATGAATCTAGATTTAGAAAAGAAGATTACTTTACACAGTTAAGATTGAAGTATGTTGCTTACAGTCGTGGCAAATATGATTGTTGGACCATATCAACTCAAGATAAATTTAGAAGGAGGTTAGGAGAACGATGACGGACAGTAGTATATTTAAAGGAATGGGATACAAATCATTGGACAAGCAGCATGGCGGGAATCACTATAAAAAATTTAGCATACAACCTGCAGAGTTTATAAATGAGAATAAATTGCTTTTTGCAGAAGGAAATGCTATTAAATATATATGCAGACACTCTGCGAAGGGAAAAGAAGAGGATATCAAGAAAGCGATACACTATTTAGAAATGATATTAGAGAGAGATTACAATGTGTAAACATCCAATTGATCTAGACTTAAAAGATGTAGATACGGTTGCGGTTGATATAGAAACTTACGATCCTAATCTTAAAACAAAAGGTTTAGGTGCTATACGTAACGATGGTTTCATATGTGGTATAGCTGTTGCAACAGGAAAAGAGACTGCATACTTTCCACTACGTCACTCTGATATATTTACAGATTTTAAAAGAGATGAAAAGATATGGGATGTTCTTAACGAAAAAATATTCCAAAACGAAAACATCACAAAAGTATTTCACAATGCAATGTATGATGTATGTTGGATTAGAGCTGTAACAGGTATGAAGATGAAAGGTAGAATTGTTGACACAATGATAGCAGCATCTGTAATTAATGAGAATAGATTTAAATATTCACTAGACTCACTATCAAAAGATTATCTTAATGAAGAAAAATACAAATACGATCTACAACAAAAAACACTAGAGTGGTCTGGTGGCACAGTAAAAGACCCAATGACTAACATGCATAAACTTCCTGCATCAATTGTAAAAGAGTATGCAAAGCAAGACGTAAACTTAACTTATAAATTATGGAATCTTTTTAATAAAAAAATTGACGAAGTATTATACACTAAAGAGGACGGAGAACAAAAAACTTGTAGACAAATATTTGAATTAGAAACAAAATTATTTTTATGTTTGGTTGACATGAAATTCAAAGGCGTTAGAATAGATGTCGCAAAAGCTGTTGCGTTTGGAAGACATCTTAAAAAAAGAAGAGAACAGATATTAAAAGCAATTGAATCTTTGACAACAGTTAGAGTTGACATCTGGGCTGCAGCATCAATTAAAAAATTATTAGATCATCTACATATAAAAGATTACAAGGTCACTCCTAAATCTAAGATGCCACAACTTCCAAAAGATTATCTTAAAACACACAGTAACAAATGCTTGCGTATGATTGCAAAAGCAAGAGAGTATGACAAGGCAGCAAACACTTTTATAGATGGTTTATTAGAATACGTCCATGAGGGTAGAATACACGCTGATATAAATCAGATAAGGTCAGATACAGGCGGTACGGTTACGGGTAGATTTAGTATGTCAAATCCTAATCTACAACAGATACCTGCAAAAGGTTTTATAGGTCAAAAGATGAGAGAGCTATTTATCCCTGAGGAAGGTCATAGATGGGGTAGTTTTGACTACTCACAACAGGAGCCACGTATTGTGGTGCACTATGCTATAAAACTGGGCCTACCAGGCACAGAGAACCTTCAAGAAGAATTTGATAAGGATGATGCTGATTTCCATCAGATTGTTGCTGACATGGCTAATATCTCCAGGAAACAGGCAAAAACGATCAACCTAGGCTTGTTCTATGGTATGGGTAAGATTAAACTACAAAAAGAATTAGGGTTAGATCAGCGACAGGCAAGAGAACTATTTAATGAATACCATGGAAGAGTCCCTTTTGTACGTCAACTATCACAAGAGCTGATACAATTTGCTAAAGATAATAGATTACTATTTACATTGTACGATAGATTCTGCAGGTTTGATAAGTGGGAGACAACCAACAAGGAATGGAACCCTGAAACCAATAGATTTAACGAGGTGCCATTGTACACGGAAGAACAGGCAAGAGAGGCATTTAAGGCAGAGATGCTGGATAAGTATAAGGAGAACAAGATAGATTCAAATTACATGGATTATTTCGATAGATATTACACACCTGCTTTCACTTACAAGGCTTTGAATAGATTGATACAGGGATCAGCTGCGGATATGACAAAGAAGGCCATGGTTGATCTATATGAAAAAGGTATAATACCACATATACAAATACACGATGAGCTTTGTTTTTCAATCACGGACCAAGAACCAGAGCTTATAAAAAATACAATGGAGCAAACTATACCTCTTGAGGTCAAGAATAAAGTTGACTATGAATCTGGCCCCAATTGGGGTAGTATTAAATGAGGTTAAAATATGGCTTACTTAAATGCAAATATTCCTGTACAATATGCACAAATAAAAAGGGAGTATTTATATGATTTACAAAAA